AGATGATGACCTTCTGGATTCTCGCGATTGTCCTCGAGAAGCGAATGTCCTCCTGGGCGAGCGTCGCCTTTGCACCGATGTCCTCATCGTAGCCGAGATACGCTTTTGGGATTTTCAGCGCAGCAAAGAGTTTCTTCTGGATGTATTGAACGTCCTCGACTGCTGCGGCATTCTGACCGCCCGCGAGCGTCTCGATCTTCGTTCCCGACTCTCCACCGCGGACGGGAATGAAGTAGTCATCATCGACGGCGAGAGGATTGTATCTGAGGTCGAGCTTGCCCGTCGACTGATCGATCGCCTTGTTGCGCTTCAGGCTCGTCTGAGTCTGCTGCATGTAGTTCTCGATCTCATCGGGCGGAACGTTTCCGACATCGATGTAGAAAATCCTACGCTCTGGCGCTCGGACGATGCGATACACGAGCATCGCGTCCTCGATGAGGATGAGCTGTCTCCAGATGCGACGGGCGGACTCGAGGACTGACGCTCCGTAGGGGAGGAAAGCGTCGTTGCCGAGGAGACGGAAGTGGGTCACCTGCCAGTTCTCGAGCGTCGTATTGCCGCGAGTCATCCAGCGAAAGCGGACGGCGGTCGGATCCTTCGGGTCGTATCCCTCCTCGCGCTCGATCTCCGCGATGGGAATCGGATACGCGTTGATGACTCCATACTGCGGGTCGACGTCGTTGAAGAGAAAGAAATCTCCATACTTGCAGAGGTTTCTCACCCACATCGGGAGGTTGAAATTGACGTTCAGGACGTCGTCGAAGAGGTTCGTCAGGAGTTCCTGGACGGCGCGGTTCTCGGAGTAGACGTGGAGGACTCGGCCGATGTCGTCCTGGGAGGCCGTCTCCTCGGCGTAGATGTCGAGGGCCGACGCGATCTCGGGAGTCGCCTCCATTTCCGAGAAGTCAGAGTAGCGACTCATTCGATCGTACGCGCCGTATGCGCTCACGGTGCTCGCGTAGACGTCTGAGACGTTTCTCTTGAAAATTTCGTAGGCCGAAGATGCCGTCGGCTCGCTCTGATTCTTGACTTTTCTCCTGATGACCGGACCGCTCCTGAAGAGTTTGGTCAGTCTTGAGAAAAGATTCCCTTGTTGTTTTGCCACTGCAGACTCCTATCTGTAACTATCGTTCCTGTCGGCTATTTGTAAAGCCAGGCGAGGCCCGGTGGGATCGGAACGTTTGCCTGCGTGGAATCTTCGTGCATTCGTGGATCGTATCCCCGCGGTGCGAACGGGTTACCCATGTAGACCGGTGGCGGACGCTGCGGCTGCGACTTGTTCACTCCGAAAGCTGCGAGCATCGCGGTGTGGGTGCCGCCGACCTTCTTGTCCCCTCCCACGACGGGCTCATAGAGGGTCGAGCCGATGGCGAGAGACATCACGAGGTCGTCGTTGAACCCCTTCTGCGCTCGGGGCGTGTCGCCCTGCCAGACGAAAGTCCGCATTTCCTCTATGAGCCTGACGGAATAGACCTTCAGGACGCCCGTGCGGAGGTGTTCTTCGAGCTTGGTGAGCGCCGTGCCGCGGCTCGAGGCTGATGTCGTGAAACCGAACTTGCCAATGGGCACGTCGACCGCATACTGGTAGCGCCTGTCGTTGAGGTGGAGGTTCGGGTAGCCGATGTCTCGAAGTTTCGTGATTGTCGAGAACCCGTATGTGTTGTTCTCCGGACAGACGAGCGCCTTGTTGTAGCGATTGCCGAACTCTGCGAGGAGAATTCCGAGCTGATCGGGTGGTATCTTGCCCTTGAACTCGCAGACCTGCTCGGACTCGTTGATGTCGATCACGTGGAAGGCAGAGAAGTCGGCAGCGTCCCCTCGCGAGACGTCGGCAGAAATCACATACTTGTGGTCGGGCAGCGGGTATTTCCAGATCCAGACGTTGTTGCTGGGACCCGTCTTCTCTATCGGACTCCTCGAGGAAGTCCGTATCCTCTCGAAATCCTCTGCCGTCAGATAAGTGTCGCCTGACGAGGCAAAGTCGCACAGGAGCTCCTGTGCGACCTGTTTTCTTGTCATCTGGCGTGATTCCTTGTCGAACCACGCCTGGTCTCGCTCTGGGTGGACGTCCCACATAAGTTTGATGGGATTGAAGTCGGAGACTCGAGTCTCTGCGTCTATCCACAGCTTGTGATACTGATTTCCCACGCCGTTGGGAGTGCTGAGGATAATTGCCGCACCACCCGTCGACAGCGTGGGGTAGAGACCCTTCCAGAGTTCCTCGAAGTTTCTGATGAACGCAGCCTCGTCGATGATGAGGAGCGACAGAGCTTCAGAACGACCGGCGTCCTCCGACGTTGGGACCGCCTTGATCACTGAGCCGTTCGAGAATTCTATCCCCGTCTTCGTTTCCGAGACAATCTCGGGAATGAGCAGCCACGGCGGCAGGGCTGTCAACATCGTCTTCACCTTTCTGATGAAGTTTGCTGCTGTCGACAGCTTCGTCGCAATGACGAGGATGTTCTTTTCCTTGTAGAAGATTGCTCGCCAGAGAGCGAACGCAGCAGTCACCGTCGACAGTCCGAGCTGTCGACTCTTGAGAACGATGTTGAAGCGGTGCTTTGCAAATTCTTTGACGCACCTGTCCTGGAATGGGTAGGTGCTGAACTTGATGAGACCTTTCTCGGGGTGTGTGATCTTCGTCCACTTGTTGATGAAGTGGACGGGATCCTTGCCGCACTTGATTATCTCATTGACCTGCGCCTGCTTTGTGGTAGGCATCGGATCAGGTCACCGAGAAAGAGGTCCTAAACCTGTAGTAGGCGATGCGACGCGGGTTGTGAGCAGTTGCCTGAATGATCTCGATAGAGTCGTTCTCAGACCCAGCGATCTGCTTCAGGTTCAGCTCGCTGCCAGAGATTGACTTGAATTCCTTCTTCACCATCTTTGTCGCTTCGCGAAGCATCGCCTTTGCGCGATCAGTCTCTCGTTCCTGCTGGGCGCGGAATGAGTGCTCGGAAGCGAAGTGAACAACGCACGTGTAGCAGAGCTCGACGTTGTCACCACCGAGAATCTTGTAAGTGATGGACGTCGTGCCGTCCTTGGAACCCTTGCAGCACTCGAGAGCCTGCGCGAGATGATTGTAGTTCATTTTCACTCCAGATCAATAAGTATTCACCGCGCCACAAAGATTCTCGATTCCCTGGCGGCCTCGATGTCTTTCTGTGCGGGACGCCAGCCGAGGACCCATTCCTCGCGCCGGGGCTCGTAGAATTCCTGCTCGCAAGCGCGACAGCAGCCGGCAGACTCCATCGACTCTACATCGGTGAGGTCTCCGACTGCTGACTTGCAGATGGGACAGAACGATGCGACTCTTGGGAGTCCTGGACTAATTACTCGGTATTGAATCAGCGGTGCTAACATGTGCATCTGCCCCTCTCGTTGTGACCTCAATGAACCCATCGACAGCATCCTTCACAGCATCGACGTGGGAGATGACGAGGATTGTCTTGAAAAACCGCTTGAGAGAGTGGAGCAGCTTGTTGCACGCCTCAACGTTCTGCTCATCGAGCGCCCCGAAGCCCTCGTCGATGATGAGCATATCGGACTTGGGCAGGCTCGAGATGTTGATGAGCGCCACGCGGATCGCCATCGACGCGAGCATCTTCTCCATTCCCGAGCCCATCTCGATGGGACGACGGGAGTCTCCGTAGTCGATGGAGATGTCGAGGTCGGAACCAGACTCGTCAGTCTCGAGAATGACGGTGAATCCAGTGATGCCGTGAAGAATCTTAGCGATTTCTTCGTTGATTCGAGGTAGTTCATTCCTGATAATCATCATCGGAATGCCGTCTTTGTTATACGCCCCGAGCAACTTTTCATAGAAAGTCCACTGGGACTTCACTTCTGCGAGGCGGCGCTCCTCTTCATCGAGAGTCTGCATCTTCTCCTGGCTGACAGCCTTGCGCTTGTTGCAGTCGACGACGGCCTGGCGGGCCTCTCGCAGCATCCTGTCGACCTCTGCGAGGCGACGGCGGTTCTGCGAGGCGATCTCGACCTCAGGGGAGTCGGAAATGTGGGCTCGAGCGTGTGCGAGGCTGCTCTCCAGCGAGACGGACCGGGAGATGAGTTTCTCGATGCCGTCCTTCAGGAGAGAGATTCGAGACTCGAGAGCCGACTTCTCAGAGACGAAGACCCTCTCTTTCGTCATCGCGTCGTTGTATTTCTTCACCCTCTCCACCGCCTCGTCGATGTCGTTCGACTTCAGGGCGTTGGTGATCGCGCGGAGGGAGTCCTTGAGTTCCTGTAATTTCTGCTTCTGGGACTCGATGAGTTTCTTGTCCTTCAC